TTCCTAAGGGCGAAGCCGTAACATCTGAAATTACTGAGACAGATGAAAACATTGAAGTTTCTGAAGAGGAATCTGCAGTAAAACTCGATGAAAATATGAAACATTATACATCAGCGATAACTCGCTTTCACAATTAATATAAACTCTATAGGAGACAAAAATGTACTTATCTGAAGACCTTCAAAAGAAGTGGGGTCCGGTGCTAGAACATGGTGATCTTCCAAAGATTAAAGATCAATATCGTAAGGCTGTTACTGCAGTTCTTTTGGAAAACCAAGAGAAATCAATGCGTGAACAGGCAGATAGTGGTGGAATGTTTGGAACTTTATCTGAAACAGCCCCAGCAGGACACAACAACCAAATGGGTGTTGGTGCTTCCGGCGGTGACAACATCAGTTATGTTGATCCTGTATTAATCTCTTTGGTTCGTAGAGCAATGCCTAATCTCATTGCCTATGATGTTTGTGGTGTTCAACCCATGAACGGACCTACTGGATTAATCTTTGCAATGAAATCACATTATACCACACAAGACGGAGCTGAAGCTTTACACGATGAAGCTGATACCGACTTTTCTAGTGGAACCAGCACACACGCTTCACAGACAGGAGCCATGCAAGGCGCACCTGGTACTGGTATGACTACAGCCGCAGCTGAGAACGTTACGTTCCCAGAGATGGCATTCGCAATTGACAAAGTAACTGTTACTGCTAAGTCCCGTGCACTCAAAGCTGAGTACACAATGGAATTGGCTCAGGATCTTAAAGCTGTTCACGGCTTGGATGCTGAAACAGAATTGTCAAATATTCTTTCAAGTGAAATTCTTGCAGAGATTAACCGCGAAGTTATGAGAACCATCTACACAAACGCTAAGCCTGGCGCGCAACACAATACTGCGACACCCGGTACGTTTGATCTTGATACTGACTCAAATGGACGTTGGTCTGTTGAGAAGTTCAAAGGCTTGATGTTCCAGATTGAACGTGAAGCAAATGCAATTGCTAAAGATACTCGCAGAGGAAAAGGTAATGTTCTCATTACTTCTTCGGATGTAGCATCCGCATTAGCAATGGCCGGACAATTGTCTGGTGTTCCAACTGGTAATGACATTCATGCTGATGACACCGGTACTACAATGGTTGGTACTCTTAATGGTCGATTCAAAGTGTATGTTGATCCTTATGCACCTACTTCTGCAACTAACTTCTTTACTGTTGGTTACAAAGGTTCATCTGCATATGACGCAGGACTGTTTTACTGTCCTTACGTTCCGTTGCAAATGGTTCGTGCAGTTGGTGAGAACTCATTTCAGCCAAAAATTGGATTCAAAACCCGTTACGGTTTAGTATCTAATCCTTTTGCTAATGATACCGGTGCCTCAGGTAATGGAGCTGGTGACGGTTCACTTACAGCTAACGAAAACCGCTACTACCGTGTGGTTACAGTTGCAAACTTGATGTAATCTTCTTTTTGAAGATGACTTTAAAAGGGTGGACTTTTATGTCCACCCTTTTTTTATGCTTACTAAATAGTAGTAGAGGTACAAATGGCTTTAAATGATCAAGTAAAAAATATAAATCCGTTAACGGAAGTTCAATTCAAATTTGAACTTACAGCTTATCCTGCAACTACATTTTTTGTTCAAACTGTTAATTTGCCCGGTTTAACAATGGATGTCATCACATATGGACGACCACAAAGAACTGGTCTTGGTTTAGGAGGAGGTGGTGTAGAATATGAATTATTAGAAGTAGGATTTGTTGTTGATGAATATTTAAAGAATTGGCAAGAAATGTTTAATTGGATAACAGGTCCTCAACCTAAATATTCTGGTGCAGTATTAACCATTTTGAGTAGTTCAATGAATCCTACGTTAGAAGTACATTTTGAAAATGTTTTTCCTACTGCTCTAACAGAATTAACATTTGATAGTAGTGTTTCAGAAACAACCAGTTTAATATCAAACGTTACCTTTAATTATAGCCTATATACTATTAGAAACCTTTTGAATAATTAATAATGAATTTTGAAGAAATACAGAAATCTTGGACCCAAGATTGCCCTATTGATGAGACAGAACTATCTCAAGAATCTGTCAAAATCCCCCAACTACACAACAAATACTTAATACTTCATTCTAATGAACGGTTAAGGTTCAAGGAAATAAAATTTCTATTTGCTGGCCTTATTAAAAGAAAAAGAGATTATTATAGTGGAAGGATGACTGAAGAAGAATTAAAAGCCGCAGATTGGGAACCATTTCAATACAAACTACTTAAAGCAGATGTACAAGATTATATAGATGCTGATGAGAATGTAATAGAATCTAAGAAACTACTAGCACTACAAGAAGAAAAGGTTGATTATCTTGAATCTATAGTAAAAGGATTATCCACTAGAGGATATTTAATTAAAAATGCAATCGATTGGAAACGTTTTACAGAAGGGAATTGAGAATATTGGTATATCTAAACACGATGAGGTATACTTAAAAATCAATTGTGAACCATCTGTTGCTCAAGAATTATGTGATTACTTTACATTTTATGTTCCGGGATATACTTTTATGCCGGCGTATCGTAATAAAATTTGGGATGGTAAAATACGACTTTTCAATGTACATAATAGGTATCTTTATAGTGGATTACTTGAATATGTTTTTATATTTGCAAAAAAACATAATTATAAAGTAATTCCTGATGGAGATTGGTGGAAACCACAAAAGATAGAAAAAAATCAAGAGTTTATTGACCACCTCAACTTACCGTTTATTCCCAGAGATTATCAATTAGAAGCATTTTACCACGCCCTATCTTATCAAAAATCATTATTGGTATCTCCAACCGCAAGTGGAAAATCTTTAATAATTTATATGATTGTTAGAGCATTAAATGTAAAAACTCTTATAATAGTTCCCACTACTTCCTTAGTATCTCAACTATCTGCAGATTTTCAAGAATATGGATGGGATTCCTTAAAATTTTGTCACCAAGTTTATGCTGGTCAAGATAAAGTTTCAGATAAACAAGTAGTTATCTCGACATGGCAATCAATTTATAAACTCCAAAAGAAGATTTTTGAACCATATAAGTTGGTAATTGGTGATGAAGCACATGGATTCAAGTCAAAATCTCTTACATCCATTATGACTAAATGTGTAAATGCGAAATATAGAATAGGTACAACGGGAACATTAGATGGTACTCAAACTCATAAATTAGTATTGGAGGGGTTATTTGGAAGAGTATATAAAGTGACCACAACTAAAAAATTAATTGATAAAAAAGAATTAGCATCTTTTAGTATAAAAATCTTATTATTACAGTATCATAAAGATATATGTTTTGCAATGAGAAAAAGTAAATACATAGATGAATTAGAATTTTTAGTGGGGAATAAACAAAGAAATAAATATATAAAAAACTTAGCATTATCACTTGATGGTAATACTTTGTTACTCTTTAGATTAGTTAAAAAACACGGACGTATTTTATACGATATGATAAAGGAGAAAGCAGATGTCAATAGGAAGACTTATTTTGTACATGGTGGAACAGACACGGAAACCAGAGAACGAATACGAGCAATCGCAGAGGAAGAACGAGATGCCATCATCGTGGCGAGTTATGGGGTATTCAGTACCGGCATCAACATTAGGAATCTTCATAACATTATTTTCGCTTCTCCTTCTAAGAGTAGGATTAGAAATCTTCAGTCAATAGGTAGGGGATTGAGAATATCAGATAATAATCAAGAAACGGTACTATATGATATTTCAGATGATTTAAGATCAGGCGCAAGAAAGAATTTTGCTTATCAACATTTTGAAGAAAGAATTAAAATATATGAAGATGAAAAATTTCCCTATAAACTTTATAATATCTTGATATCTTGACTTATCTGGATTATATGATATAATGATAAGTATAATTGAAATTTTTATTAGGAGATAATATGGCAAAAAGAAAAAAAGTAGCTAAAATACATTATGTGGATAATGCAAAATTTTTAGAAGCGATGATTGAATATAAAAAAGAATATACCATTGCTATTAACAATGATAAAGACCTTCCAATAATTTCAGAATATTTAGGGTCTGTATTTCTGAAGATAGCTCAAAGATTATCCTTTAGACCAAACTTCATAAATTATACATTTAAAAATGATATGATTTCTGATGGAATAGAAAATTGTTTGCATTATATTCATAATTTCAATCCAGAAAAATCGAATAATCCTTTCGCGTATTTTACTCAAATTATATACTATGCATTTATTCGAAGAATTCAAAAAGAAAAAAAACAATTATACATAAAATATAAAACTATGCAGAATATTGAACACGCAACTATAGATGATGGGCCAATGGGTAATGTAAATGATTATAGAGCTTCTGATTTTAAAATAGTAGTTGATGATTTTGTAGATAATTTTGAAAAAAGTAAAAAAAAGAAAATAATCAAAAAAAATGAGTCTAATTTAGAACTTTTTATGGGAGCAGTATGAATATATTTTATTTGAGTAACTGCCCTCAAGAGGCAGCCGAATCCCATAACGATAAACATTGTGTAAAAATGATACTAGAAAGTGCTCAGATGTTATCTACGGCACATAGAGAACTTGATGGTGATGTTCCTGACATATTATATAAGTCAACTCACAAAAATCATCCAAGTACAGTTTGGGTTCGTTCATCAAAACAACATTATGATTGGTTGTTTCGATTGTTTCGTATGTTGAGTGCAGAATATTCTATACGATATAGTGAACATAATTTCAAAGTTCACAAGACATGGGATAAACTTGGTAAACTTTTAGAAACTGCACCAAAGAATATTAAAGACAATGGCTTTGTACCACCTCCACAATGTATGCCAGACCATTGTAAAAAACCAGACACTATAGATGCCTATAGAACCTATTACATGACAGAAAAGGCATCAATCTCTACATGGAAACATTCTCAACAACCCACATGGTGGACAGTATGAAGATAGCTCTTATAACAGATACCCATTGGGGTGCTCGGGGTGATAGTCTCACCTTCATGAACTATTTCCGAAGATTTTATGATAATGTGTTTTTCCCTTATCTAGAAG